CGGGGAAACTGTCAAAGCGGGTCGAGGTGCAACGGCTGTCGGCCTCGGTCAACGGGGCGGGACAGATCGACGAAACGACAGCGGGGAACTGGGTCACGTTCGCCGTGCGGTGGTGCGAGATGGCCACCCGTGGGAGTCGGGAATTCTTTCGTGGCGTCGAAGTCGCGGCGGACATCACGCATCAAATCACGATGCGATCAGACCCGCAGAGCAAGGCATTCACCGTCAAGCAGCGGTTACGCATGGGGAATCGAATCTTCAACATCAGAGGCCCCCCGCTGGACGTGGACGAGGGGGACGAGATGGTCCGGTTTCCGGCCGTGGAGGTGGCGCAAGATGGCTGAGCCGACACGAGCCCAGAAGATCGCCGGACGACAAGCAAATGCAGTCAAGACCCTTGCCGGGCTGAAGGCGACCACCTTTAAGCTGACTGGAGATAAGCAACTGCTGAAGGCCTTGAACAGCGTTCGGGACTCGGTGGCCCGTAATGCGATGAAGACCGCGATTACAAAGGCGGCCCGGATTCTGGCAAAGGAAATGAAGAACGCGGTCCCTGTCCAGTTCAAGGCCGCAAAGGTGCTGTTCGGGTCGCGCATGCAACGGGCCACGGGCGGGATGTTTGCAGCCAAAGCCGGGGCGGGCGTTGGCAACACGGCAAAGAAAGAAGCGAAACGGGGCAAAGGCAAGCGTAAGGGCGTCGGCATGAGCGGTGCCAACATCCATTGGATGGTTCTCGGTACAAAGTCTCGAACGGTCAAAAAGACGCGGATGTACCGCAATGGAAAACTCGTCGAGGTGACGAACTGGCCGACCGGTGAGATGCCGGGCATTTTGAAAAACGTGGTCAAACAAGGCTTTGCGGCTGGCCAATCGAAAGCATCCGCGTTGATCCGCGATGAGATCCGAGCCAGGTTGGCGAAGGTGAAGCCAAATGGCAATTGAGATCGGGCTCCGCACGCTGCTACTTGCTCAGTCGTCGATCACGACTCTGGCACCGTCGCAGACTGTCGGTGGTGTGGTGTTTGACGCGGTGTTTTTGGACAACCCGGCGGAAGGCGTGAAGCCCCCTTACGTGATCATCACGCAGACCGGTCACGATCCATACAAGCGACTCGACGGCACCGGAGGCACGCTGCGAAAGACTGAGTTGGACATCGATTGTTACGCAAGCAACCGGCCTGCATCGATTGCGTTGGCTGCTGCCGTGGACACGTTCCTACGCGACTACGTGGGGGCAGCCGGGGCATCAGACACGATCAACGCAGTCCTCTGGGAAAATGCACGGGATGACGTGGTCTTCACCGGCGATGGGCGAGATCAACGCCACTACGTGCGAAGTCTTCAGTTCTCGATTCAGCACACTTAGGAGGTGCATTCATGGCGATTGTGAAGTCCAAGGGTACGAAACTTCAGCACACGGTTGCCGCGAGTCTTGTCGACATCGCGCAGATCCTTTCGATTGAGCACAGCGGTAGCGGGTCTGAGACATTCGAGTCTACGACCCTTGACGGCGGCACCTACAAGACATTCGCTCCAACGGGGTATTCAAACCCCGGGCAGGTGTCTGCTGAGATCTTCTATGATCCGGCGTTGGCAGGACATCAGGCGGTTACCGACCTGATCGCGACACCTGCAACGAACGCGATGAAGATCATCTATGCCGACACGGCTGCAACCAATCAGGCGTTTACCTCGGCTGGCGTGGAGTTCGGGGCGACCGTCGCGATGGATGACGGCTTGAAAGCATCGCTCACCTACACCGTGACCGGCGATCCGGGGTGGCCTAGCTGATGCAAGCCAAGATCATTCGCGAAGACATCGAGATCAGCCCCTCTGCTGTGCTGTCTGAGGACGAGCAGGCGCAGACCGTCATGGTCGATACGTGGCGAAACGGGCAGATGGAGCCGGTGCGGTTCTGGAAACTCGGAGCCATTGTGTCGCGGCCTGATTCCTACATGTTGGTACGTATGGGGATCGCCGAGCCGGAAGACGAGGAGTGCCTTCAGCGGGCGGCTATGACCCCCGAGCAAGCCAGAGGGGCACAGCACGCAGCCCGCAGGGTGACGGCTGGGATCAGCCCGGAGGATTTCCCTCTGTACGACGCGGGCATCATCACAGGTTACAACCCCGACGGCAGTTTTGTCCCCGGCCCGAACTGGGACCAGATGCCGCAAGAAGACGAAGACGAGGACGACGAGTGAGCCGAAAAGCACTTCTGAAGCGTGTCCCCAGGGCTGTTGAGATCAACGGGGAAACCGTGATGGTCAGGCCCCTGACTCTCCGTGAGGCGGGCCAGTTTGACGCACTGGTGAAGGCCGAGAAGAACACTGATCTGATCCGGTTCATGGTGTCGTCTGTGGTCACCGACTCGGAGGGGCAGCCTCTTTTTGCGGTGGACGATCCCGAGATTGACGACATCCCCACCGACGTGATTCAGCAACTCTCCGACGCTGTCGCCAAGATCAGCAACCCCGGCAAATTGGAGACGGCAGTAAAAAACTGACGGCCGATGATGATGTGTTGTGGGTGATGCGGCTGGCGTCACATGATCATCGGCTGGCAGACTGGGAGACCCTGTTGGACACCTTGACGCGGCAGGAGCTGACGGTTTTAAAGGCCTTCGCCCAGATCGAGGGGTGGGGCAAGTTTGGCGACGATCACAGGGCGGCAGTGCAGACAACGATCCTCGGCAGTGCATGGGGAGCGAAGATAGACTATGGCAAGGTCGCGGACGCATTCCGCCCGCAGGACAAGCCGCAACCACGGGAGATGACTCCCGACGAGGTGGCAGCAGGCATGAGGAGGGTCAGGCATGGCGGTGATCGGTAACCTCGTTGCAAATCTGGTGGCGGACACCTCAAAATTTACCGGCCCCATTCAGCAGGCAGAGGCCCAGGTAAATCGCACAGCGTCTTCCATCCGTTCGTCTGGCGGGTTGATTTCCGGAACCGTGGGGATGCTGTCCCGTGGGGTTGGAGCCGCAATTGGCGGCGTCGCACTCCTCGGAGGGGCTGCGGCTGCCGGCATGGGCGCGGCAATGTCGGTGACAATCGCGGCCCGCAAGCAGGTGGCCAAGTTAGAGGCGGTTGTCGCGTCGACCGGTGGGGCGGCCGGGTTTACCGCACAGGAAATCATCGATTTCGCTGACAGTCTCGAACTGGTCAACGACATTAACGCGGATGTGACGACCTCGGCGGCTGCGGTGCTGGCGACATTCACACAGATCAAGGGGGATGTGTTTAAGGAGGCGCTGATTGCGGCACAGGATCTATCGGCCGTGATGGGGCAGGACATGCAGAGCAGCATCGTGCAGATCGGCAAAGCGTTGAACGATCCGATTACAGGATTGACGGCCTTGCGGCGTGTCGGCGTGTCGTTTTCGGAGCAGCAACGCCAGCAGATCACAGCGATGGTTAAGGCCGGCGACGCGATGGGCGCGCAGAGGATGATTCTCGCCGAACTGAAGACCGAGTTCGGCGGAGCAGCAAACGCGATGAGCAACCCGTTTGTGGTTCTGACAAACGTGGCGGGGCGAGCAATCGAGGGGATCGGGGCATTGGCACTGCCGGCGCTGCAAAGTCTGGCAAATATGCTGACAATTGTCATCGCACCGGCAGCAACCGAAATGCTGACCCGGTTCGAGGAGATCGGGAATGGAATTCGGGATTCTCTGGTTCCGCCGATGCAATATGCAATCGCCGTGGTGGCGAACATCGGGACGTCGATCAAGCTGCTGGCCGTCAATACTGCGCTGACATTGGTTCAAATCGGCAACGCGACGGCATACTTCTTCACGGATCAACTGCCAGCGTACTTCAACTGGTTTCTCGACAACTGGGGCAACTTGTGGACTGACGCCCTGGCGATCACGCAGACGGCCTTCTCGAACCTCGGTGCGAACATCGCCACCAACATGGCGGCGATCTGGGATTTCATTTCCGGCGGCGGAATGACCGCACTGGAAATGACATGGACACCTCTACTAGACGGGTTCGAATCGACTGTTGGGGACATCGCAACGATAGGCGAGCGCGTTCCGACCGAACTGGAAAACACATTGGGAGAGATGGTATCGGGGCTCGAAGGCAAACTGGCGGCGGACATGGCAAGCACGATGGAATCCTTGCAAGGGACGATCGACAAGAAGCCCCTGACGCCGAGGGTTAAATCCGCAGAGTCTCCCGCTGAAGCGATCAAGCCCACGGAAACCAAGGCGGTTGGAGCCGCACAGCAGGGTACGCGGGAGGCCCTGTCCGCGATCTTCGGGAGCATGCGAGGCGAGGATTACCAACGCCAACTGGTCACTCTCCAGCAGCAGGGCCTGGCGATCCAGCAGCAGCAACTCGACGCTCTGGAAGGGCTGGCCAATGAAGAAGGGGTGGAAATCGACTGATGGCAATTCTCAAAATGGGTGAAGTGTCTGGTCAATCGCTGGACTACAGCAAGCCC